GTCCATTCCGGTGGTTGTAACGATCGAGGATTGCTCCGTGACGTTAGTGATCGGGTCGTCCACTCCTTGACTTTCGCCAAAGAGTGTGTGTCGTCGACAAGAGCATTTGGTATTTCCGCAGCGAGTGCAGCGTGCACCCCAGATGCCGGAGTCGACGTTTCCTTGTGGCTCGCCGAACTCGAGTGCTGGTTGGGCGCGTCCGTTTTTGAAGACGAACGCGAAGAGCACTGGGAGTCCGACGGTGGGATTGACGCAGCATGCGATGACAAGTGTGCGAAGCTGCGCCATGAACTCGTGGTGTTCTTGCGCGGTGGATTTGCGCTCACGCACGAGTTGACGATGGGCGTGGAAGCGTAGCGGTGGGCTGTCTTCGTTTTGTTGCATCTTGATGTTATGAACGCCGTGAGACTTGATCCGCGGCATGCCAATCAACGTTCTGAGAACGGGCAGAGGCTTAGCGGGCGTGGTGTCAGGCCTGGCAATCACGCGTCTCCGAGTGAGGTCTTCCAGACAGGAGGTACCCAGGTGAGGGCGAACCTTCACTTCATACTCCTGCAAGATGCTGGGAACAACGCTCAGGTCCGTGGCAGTCGATTCTTCCGGGAAGCTAGCGTTTCTTTGATTCTGGCAGTCCAGTCCTTGGACTTCCCCTATCGCCAGTGATAGGTTGGTCCAGCGCTCTCGCAACTTTCCGTTCTTCACGGCAAAGTCGAGAGCGACTTCGTTGTAAGTCCAGAGCGTGGGATTCTCGCGAATCGCCAAGAACGCTTCACGGATCTTTGCGCGGTGTGCATTGAAGAATTCGCGGCCATGATGAAAGGCCATACGAAGCGAAACTTGGCAGTTGGAGATGCACTGTTCGAGTGGTTCATCCGTTCGGTGGATCCAGTTGGTGGCCTCATGAAGCGTGTTCGGGTCGAGCGTGGCATGCCAAAGCATGCCTTCTCGACGGAATCCGTTCTTGAGAAAGGTCCAGTCCGTGATTTGGGCATAGGGACGGGGGAGTGACAGTTTGTCGGGCATCGTGTACGTGATTCCGAAGCGTTTGAGAACTTCAGAGACGGTCACGAGATTGAAGAAGTGTAATGCCTCGGGGGAGACCGCGACGATGTTATCATCGCCGTAGATCTTCTCCGAGACATGTTCCTTGTAAGCTACGAGTGAACGCAGCTCAGGTGGTGCCGTGTAAAGCCAGCTGACGCGAAGAAAGAACGCGCCAGCCCACGTGTTGAGTATGACAGTCCAAGGGAATCCGGACGGGTTTCCGTGTGTGGTTGCATAAACGACGTCGCCAAGCACATGAATGCAATGGCAGGCTTCATCGAAAAGCACAGCGCGAACAAGTGAATGTCCGTCGCCGTACCAACGATTAACCGCGTCGAGGAGGGAGGCGTGCATCTGTGGAGGAATGCTTCCGTCGTAGTTGGAATAGTCGCCAGCAAAGCCGAGGTTTGAAATTCTGCGAAGCTGGTGGACTAGGTGAGTCCACTCGGCGGAGTACGGGTCGATGGTGACAGCACTAAAGCTGGTGAACCAGCTCTTATAGAAGGCGGCAGCGAACGAATGACAGTACATGCGAAAAACGATGGTGTAGTTAAGATTGCCCATGGTGAAGATGCGAGTCTTCCCCGCAGCAATCTTGGCAAACGTACGTCGTTCGTCTTTAAGCGTGGGGGTCCAGTTAGAAGGAAAACGGATCCCCTGTCGGGCGAGTGTGACTGTTTCGCAGATGTCGTTGACGAGGAGTTCTCCGTATTTATCGGCGTTGAGCACCCATTTCTGGGCGTCTTCATCGAAGTGTATGTAGGACTCCTTGCCTTTAGTGCCTGGCTTCCGGTGTTGTTTGTAGTAGAAGCCAGCCGACGTCTGCGGGTTGATGGCGTCAAAATGCTCGGCTTCTGAAAAGCCAGCGATTGCTTCGTCGATAGTCAAGACCCTGCGTAGTTCTTGCGGAACTGTCCAGGATTGTGTTTCTTCAACTAGGCTTTCGTGAACGGCCTTGTAGATGTCGAGCGGAAAAGGCACGGGGATGGTCCCGTACTTCTCGATGTTACGATGGGCGATGGCTCGATCTTCGGCTGTCATGCGATGGTCAGCTTGAGAAAGGACAGCCGGTGCGGTTGTTGGTTCGTAGGCGAGTCCGTGTATGACGGACGGGCGGATCTTCGTTCCTCCGGCCATGTGATTAGCGTAGCCGGATTGGATGGTTCCAATGTATTCGAAAGCTCCGCTCGGGACAGGCGTTTTGGCGAGTTCGGTGTCGTTGTTGGCGAGGCAGCGAGCCGGCAGGTCGATGACGTTGTGTAAGTCTTCATTGCCAGGTCTTTCGGCAATTTCGGCCAATGCTGCGAGAAGTGTTTCCTGCGTGACGATTTCGGAATAATAGACGCCGTGAGTGGGTACGGCGCCGACATGCATGCCACAGAGCTTGCGAACATTGCGTGTGTCATTGATGCAAAGCATTGCACCACAGTCACCTCGAAAGGTGGGTGTGGTGTAACGCCAAGCCTCGCTGATGTAATGTCTATAAGTCTGTAGCGTGCCATCTGCAAGTTTCTCAGTGCCGAGATCCCACGCGGCGGGTGCAGGTTCGTCGTCGCGGGCGATGACTTGTTCGGCATCAGGGATTTCGCGTGTTGTGAATGTTCCAGGAAGCGCGCTCAAGATGTCCTCGTCGTTCTTCAGGCGTGGTTGATTAGGCCTGAAGAGAGCAAGAACAGCTCGAACATGATGATTATGCACGAGGTCGTCGTCAGTGATGAACTGGTGAGTATTGTCCTTGAACGAGCGTACGTGGTTGGAGCAGAGGTAGACACAGACGTCAAGGTTCTCGAAAGTCACAAGACGTCGGTCTTCAAAGACCTCCACGTACGGGCAGCCCGTTGGTGAAAGGATAAGGAAGTGATCCCCGTGCTTGAGCAGCGTATCGTCCATGAACATGAAGTGTGATGGCGCGATGAAAGCCTTTCCGCAGAAAAAGTAGCAAGAAAGACGATGATGCCATGTGGTGGGCGTGTCGTGCGTGTAAATGGCACAAAGCGAAGGTTGGACGCGATGCTGCAAGAGGGTCTCGAGAGACTGATCCTGCAGCTGCGGTTCAAGCATTTGCTTTATGCCGGTTGTACGCGTAAGCGGGCGCGCAGTTTTCGAGCGAATGGTCTTAGAGACTTTCGCCCGTTTGCGGTCGACGTTGGCGCCAGATGGAATAATGGCTTGTTTGTGTGCGCCGAATTGTGCATCCCAGGTCTTTGCGAAGTGCTCGTGTGGAGCGAGCATTCCGCAGTGAATGCAGCAAAATTCGTACGTCGGGCCTTCGCCTTGTGTTTCGAACTCGTGGTCGCAGTCTTCGTCGTCTTCGTCTTCGCGAATTTCGCGGTAGATCTTCTTGGTGAAGTAAGCTCCGAAGGCGACTCCAGCAATAGCGCAGACGGCTAGGAGGATGTGTTTCCTAGCCAGATAGGCGGCAACGAACGGGTTGGATAGTCCGAGGCGTTGAAGATCTTCGTCGAGGAATTCAAGAAGCTTAGTGAGGGCTTCCTCGGCAGGTTTGCGTGTTGGGCAGTCGTGTCCGATAATCGTTTGATACAGATGTCGATGTTCGTAGATTCCTCGTTTTGCAATGAGGATGTCCTCGACAGTATCGAAACGACGTGGTGTAAGGTCACGAATGCTGTAAGGCGGTCGTGTGGAATCCATAACGGATTCGAGAACTGGTTGAAGTCCTCGGTCAGCATGGAAAGTGGCGTTGTAAGGCTGCTTGGCGGCGAACCCTGGAGTATTTCTCCAGAGAAAGTCGCCAAGTCCTTGTGCTTGACCAGCAGGTATTCCGGCGACAGCTTCCGCGTACGTTTTAACGGCAGCAATGGTGGGCTGGATTGGAATGAAAACGTGGTTGGCAGCGGGAAGTGCGGGAACGAGTGCATCGAGATCAGCTTGTGTGAAGTTGGGGGAAGCAACTCGCGCCGCAAGGTTGGCTTCATACGTCTGAAGCTTCCGGGTTTCATTGACATAGTGGGTTTTGAAGCCACTAGTCAAGAAGTCCAGAAGTTCCGGATATGTGAGTCCAGTTTGCAGCGGGTTCTGCGGGCCTTGCTGTTGATCAGTGGGATGACAGAGATCAAAGCGATAGTGGGAAAAGCGGGAAGCAACTGTTGTAGTGTCGATTTTGGAGACATCGGCGCGTCCGTCAGGAAGGGCGAACTCGGGAAGAATTCGCACACTGATAAGGACATCGCGACGACGATTCATTGCTAAATCGTCGGCGATGCCCTTAGGCTTCCAGTATGCGAGATTCGTATTACAGATTATTATGCGTGAATTGAAAGTCTTCTTGCCTTTTTGATCAAAGGCGCAGTTGAGTTCCATGTTGGCGGAGGATTTCATTGCGAGGAGTTCGCAGTAGTCTCCAGTGCCATCTTGATTAATGTCACTGAAGAGTCCTGCATCGTCGTAATACGTGATGTATTGTCCGTAATAGGTCTCGAAGTAGGGGATAGCCGGGTTGCGTACGTAAACGGAATTGTTGAGAAACTCCGTGGGCGTAAGGTCTTGACAGAGAACGGGGCCGAGAACGGATTTGCCGATGCCGGGCTTACCGTACAGACAGATGCAGTACGGTTCTTTGCGAAAGACGGGGCAGGTGCGGGACATGTCGGCTATGTGGTAGAGCCGGTCGATAGTCTTGCTGATCTCGTGGAGTGCGTGAACAGGTCCAGAAGGACCGTTGGCAAGTCCAAGTTCAACGCAAGAAGCGATGTATTGGTCGTGAAGGTGGAAAATGCGTGTGCGGAAAGCAACGTCGTAAGCGGCTCGCTGTTCTGCCAGAATAGTGTTATAGGCAGAAATCTCGTAGATAAGCCCCCGAAGGGGCCCTTTCTCGAGAATAGCAGTGCGGAGTGCTTGGATAGGCGAAAGGCGAATGAGCCAAGAAGCAACACACGTGGGCAAGTTTTCACAAGCCCACGAAATGAAGCTTCGCGCGTCGTGCCATGAGTCTTTGAGCGTGTCGCGAACACTTCGACGAAGTTGGAAAAGGCTGTTAGCCTCGCGGACGTCCTCGAAGTCAGGAAGCTGGCCAGTGATGGCAGCTCCAGTGATGGCGACAAAGAGGGAGCTCATGGTCTCGTGATGGTCCTCTTTATGAAATGGCTTGTGGCCATTTGCTTGTGGCTCGCCAAAAGCCGCAGTGCAAGCGGTTGAACGTGTCTGCTGAATTTGAATCGACACGTGCAGGCGGGAGAGCTGCGTAAGCCAGGCGAGAAAGCGAGAAAGTACCATGCCGGGAATACCGACAAGTTTAAGAATCCTGTAGAGGATGGAGGCTAAAGAAAG